ACCCTTGGTNTGNTGGTGCAAGTGGAACTGGCTCAAACGCCACTGCCCTTACCTACGTTGCTGACACGCTTCAGATTACTTTCACAGACCCTAACGACACCGCTGGTGGCGCTACTGCTGAAAGTGTTTCATTCCTTATGACAAACGTACAGTTTATGAACGTAAAAAGAACACGAGGAAAAGCCTACACAGAAGTAGAAGTAGAGTTCACTGCACGTGCAAACCCAGCTGATTCAACAGGTGGAACAAGCTACTCACCGCTTCAAGCAATTGTAATAAACTCACAGTCAACGGCTTACTAAATAACCCAAAGGGGAAACCATGCCAGCAATAAACCTTCCAAACGGACAATCAGCCATCTTGTATTCACGAGACGAAATCTCTGAGCGTACAGCTCGTAGTATCTCTCGTGCGTATTTGAAGGCGGCTGGTACAGCAGCAAAATTAACCGCATCAGGATTTGATGAAAACAAACCTGAAACATGGTCTGCATTTTCGGACATGAGCGATGAAGACAGGGACAACCTTGACGGTTATCAATCTGCTTTAATTGTTGGGCTTGTAAAATCTTGGTCATTAGGCGATTTGCCTACGGTTGATTCTGCACTTGACCTTGCCAAGCCCGTCTTTGAAACATTGGCTGAAGCTTGTGCTACCGAGTTCAGCAACACGCCAGACTTCTCACCAGACCCTGACCCAAAAGCCCCTACCGCCGACTAGCACGGCTAGAGGCAGCACTAAGGGGCAGAGATGCTGAAGTAGATTCAGAAGTTTCTAATTTCTTTCGTGAATACCGATTTCGCAAAGCGTTGGGTGGATCGCACGACGACTTTCTTAACCAGCCAATTGAAACAACAGAGTGGCTTCTTGCTATTGACGAAATAATAAACGAGGTGCAGCGTGGCTAATGTTGTAAAAAACTTACCTGAGTTTAATTCAGCAATGGAAGAAATGATTGTTCGTGTTGACAATGCAGCTCGTTCATTCGTTCTTAAAGGTGGGGAAGTCATAAAAAGGGAAGCCAAGAATACTTTTCTTACTGGCTCTGACGCTTCTATAACAGAAAAATGGCATTCAGACGCATGGCCTCTGCCAACTCGTCGCACCGGAAACCTAATGAACAGCATCTATTCAGATGGTGCTAGGAAAACAGGCGTAGGTAGATGGGAATCGCAAACCGGTCCTCACATTGTCTACGGACGACGCATTGAACTTGGTTTTCACGGATCAGGACGTTGGCCTTATTACACGACTAGACCATTTCCTTACATGCAACCAGGAGTAAGGAACTCAATTCCACAGCTTGACATTTTATTTAACTCACTCGTAATCGCTGCTCAGGAGGCGTAAAAATGGCTGGACTTCTTCCCCCAGTAATCGCCACACTCATAGCAGACACCAAAGAGTACCAAGCAAAAATGGCTGAAGCAGAAGCCACAATGACTAAGTTTGGTACATCCTCAATGACTACTGGCGAAAAAATGACCGCCTTTGGTAAAAAAGCAACTACGGCTGTTGCCGGTGTTGGTATTGCTATGGTTGCTTACGGTGTTGAAAAGGCTCTCAAATATAACGAAGCGCTTGACAAGATTCAGAATCAAGCCGGTGCGTCTGCATCAGAACTTGATTACCTAAAAGGTGTCATTCTTACAGTCTCTAGCCAGACCGCTATTTCATCAGATCAAATCGCCGGTGCATTCTTGCAGGTGGAGAAAGCCGGAATTAGAGGCGCTGCCGCTTACAAACTTGTAGATAATGCCGCTAAAGCCGCAGCCATAACAGGTGGCGACGTTGCAGCAATAGCAACCACAATCGTTGCAGCTCAGTCTCTACAAATTACAAAAGGGCAAAGTGTTGCACAGGTAACTGACACACTTGTTAAAGCCAACCAGAATCACATTGGGTCACTAGACAACTTGGTTGGACTACTTAAAGGCAGGGTCGGTGGGGCATTAGCAGCCTACGGCATTAACCTTGGTGAAGCCGCAGCCGTTGCTGACATTGCTTCTAAGGCTGGATACAACAACGCTCGAAGCATGACGACTCTTGCTACGGGTCTTGGAAAAGTGGAAAACCCAACTACGGCACAAACTAAAGCTCTTAAAGCCCTTGGTATTAATGCCGATGCTTTAGCTCGAACGGCTAGGCATCCTGGCACTGGATTAATTGACACTCTAAAAGCGTTAGAAGTTCAATCTAAAAAAACAGGCGTTCCATTAGAAAAACTTATTTCTGTAACATTTGGATCTGGAGCAGTAGGGCTTGTATCTGCACTTGCCAAACAGCTCCCTGCACTTACATCCCTAAACACGTCACTTCAATCCTCTAGTGCCAAGGGTTTAGATGCTGCCTTTGGAATTACTAGCGAACAATTAAACCATAAGATTGAACAAATCAAAACACAACTTACCAATGCTTTGACTGGTATCGGAATAACATTACTTCCAACAATATCCACCCTTGCAAACGTGGTAACAACGGTTTCTGCTTATTTCCAAAAACACCCTGTCGCCATGTCTATTTTTTCTGACACTTCATTAGCCCTTTTTGCAGGAGCGATTGCTACCAAAATAGCACCTGCCGGTTTAGCAATAGCACGAGCATTCGGTGTTTCAGCTGCAACCGCAGAACTTGCAAACCCTATTGGCGTGGCAATCGGAGCAGCCATCTTGGGCGCAATGGGAATCTCAAAACTTGTAGGTGGAGTTACGGGGAATACTCCAATAGGCAACGCTGGTGCAAATGCACGAAACACCTTTAACCAAAATAAAGCCAAGGGTGTAGCTGACACAGTTGCATTGTTTGCTGACGTTGCAACATCAACTGTTAGTAAAGTAATTCAAGGTTTAACGCTTAACGGAATTAAGATTCCTGTTTCAACGTATCAGCCATTTACTGCTACCGCCACGGCTCCTTACAAAGGACCCCTACCTTATGGACCTATTGCTCCCAAGGGCAAGGTAACTGTAAACAATAAATCGAAGGTAACTAAGTAATGGCTACTTACGAAGGAGCGGATGACGACATCGTAATTAACAATGAACTAGAGATTTCTATTAGTGCCATTGTTGAAATGTTAATCCAAAGCCCTTCTGCCATGAATCAACTTTCCGAAGCGGTACGACTTCACTTGACTAAAAACGTTCGCACAATGGGAAACCTATACGGTACTAAAGCACAGATTCAGCTGAACAACCAGACCAAGCCTCCTACATTGAATGCGAACCAGACTAAAAGGGTTCAGTAATGACACAGATTGCAGCACTCCCAACGCTGGATGTTTACATTGCTTTCAACCCAACCTCTGGCGCAACTCTAAACACTGCTAACCAGCAAGCCCTTCCTGCTTCTGGCGCAAGCAACTCATACTGGACCAACGTATCTCTCTACGTTCAGGACTTTCAAACCAAGGGCGGCAGACAGCACTTTTTAGACCGAGTTGAAGCATCAACGCTTAACATGACGTTTAACAATCGAACTGGATTCTTTACTGGATCACCTAATGTCCTTGATGTTCGTATGCCTATTGCTGTTAAGGCAACTTGGAATGGTACGCCCTACAACGTCTACTGGGGCCTTACTGACAGCGTTAGTGAGAAAATCATTGACCAACTCAACTCTGAGTTAGTAGTTAACGCCTCAGACTTGACTAAACTTCTAAGCCTTAAATACATGGCCTCGGCAAACTTTTGGCCTACCTATGCTCGAAGTGCCTCAGCAACTAACTGGTACCGCTGCGACGTTACGTCTCAAGCAACAGTTACCTCTGCGGTCAATCCATCTGTTTACGGTTCTAGTTACACTGACTACACAGCTGTAAATAACTTTGCTTCTTTGACTTCTTCCGTATCGGTTGGAGTTACTGGCCTTTCATCGCTGACCGGTTCTTCATTGAACACTCCGTCTGGTGTTTCAGAAACTCTTTACACATCATCTTCAACTGGGTTTACATTGTCATACAACCCAGGCACAGGGTCCGGCGGCGGCAGTGGAGTTGCAACAGTAAACAATACTTATGACCAGATAGGGTCTGGGTCAGGCTATTACTTTGGCACGGTTGCCTTCTCGGCTAACGGAGCAATGGTTTATGACACTGACGGTGCGCTTGACTTATCCAATGGATCATCATCACCTTCGGGGTATTTATCTATTGGCGACGTACCAAGTTCTACTTCTGGGGGATTAGATTTCTGGTTCAATGGCGGTAGTTCTGCAGGAACTCAAATCACAACCGTTTTGGCTGGTGGTTATGCAGGAACTAATGTTCAAATGTGGGTTTCGCCTACCGGTCTATTAGAGGCCGTTCTTCAGGGACAATCCATTGGGTCTATAACCTCAGCAACTTCCACAACAACTGCATTAACTTTGCACGGAACATTTGCATCAGGCGCACTTAGCAATAACCTCTCTGCCGGACAATGGCTAAAACTTACTGGTTTCACTCCAGCCGCTTACAACGGAGAATGGCAAATTGCTAGCTCTAACTCCACAACAATTAACCTAACAAGCACCGCACATCCTGCAACTGCTACTGGTCTTGGGAATGCTAGTTCTGTAATACGTTCAACCGTAACAGTTAACAACAACAACTGGCATCACATTGGTTTTGTAAACAACTCTTCTAATCAGTTATGCATTTACGCCGATGGAACTATGACCCCTATTTCATGGGCTGGTTCTTATTACAACGGGTGGTCTACAAATGTTTCTATTTATGGCGTACAGTCTCTTAACATTGGTGGAACCAACGGCGCTTTAGCAGATTCATCAACGGCTGCTTCATGCCCTTGCATTATTGACGAAGTTGTAATCAGCAACAACTCAAACACTTCAACGCTTTACTCTTCTGAGGTTCTGGCTAGGTATCGTGCAGGTTCATTGTTGCAGCTTGGATACCCTACTACCGGCGTAAATTACACATCGGCAGACCGCATTGCTGAAATTTTAACTATTGCCGGCTTCGGCTACGTAAGCGGAAACGCCATTGTTCTTAACTCTGGCGTGTTCTCAGTCAACGGTTCTCCGTACTCGTATCTTTCAAACCAAGGCGCAGTTGTCTGTCAGCCTTACTACTGGGATGCACCAATCACCGGATCAACGGCCCTTGACCTTATTCTGCAAGTTACCGACACCGACATTGGGGCGTTCTTTCAAACCAACACAGGGGTATTTCAGTTCTACACTCAGAACTACTACGGAACCTGGACATGGAACTCATCAACCAACACTGGTTCATGGGCGCTTAACGGGACTGGCTCTACTGCAGTTTCAACGTGGACGGACACCAACACCGGCGTTCCTTACTACGGACCGACGTTGCAAACATCACGAGATGACGCAGACCTATGGACAACCGTTAAGGTCACACCTCAAGCCGGTGCAGAACAGATTTACGAGAACACAGCTCAAGAATCCCGATACGGTTACTCAACTTTGTCTAAGAGTTCTACGGTAAATGCTTCTTCTAACTCTGCGCTATCAACGGCTAATTACTTGGGCTACCTATACAGAAGCCCAATCCCCCGTGTTCAGAATGTCGAACTTCGAGCTGAGACAGTAGAGACAAACGTATCGTCAAGAGTTGTGGGTTACTACAACCCTACGCTTTTAGGCACACCTTTTGGAACTGTCATTAACTTTCAACGCACACCGCCTAACGCTGCTGGCGCAGGAATTATTAACTACAATTATGTTGTGGAATCCATTAGTCACGATTTTCAGGCTGACCCTGGACAATGGCACGCTTCTTTCATACTTGACCCGTATCCAGTGAGGTCATAATGGCAAACGTACCTAATACAACAACCTCAGGGCAAGTCCTTACCTCAGTCGGAGATGGCTCTAATGCCTCGAAATGGGGAACGGTAACTAGCGGTGGTGGTTCAGGTATAACCCAACTTACTGGCGATGTTACGGCCGGTCCTGGTTCTGGTTCGGTTGCTGCAACGGTAGCCAAGATTAACGGTACAACATTGGGTACGTTGACTGGTGCAACTAACGGTCAAGTTCTTACCTGGAACACATCAACAAGCACATGGGTTCCTTCTGCCGGTTTGCCAACTGGTTCGGCAGCAGGTCAGCTTCTTGTATGGAGTGGTTCGGCTTGGACAGCAACATTAGGTGGATACGCTTCTACCGGCTCAATGCTTTACAACGATGCAACGTATGGATGGTCATCTACTACTGGCCCGACAACATCAGGACAATTTTATTCTTGGAATGGTTCGGCATGGGCGCTTACATTTACGTCTGCCTTTGGTGCTAACAATGCCTGGTCAAGTGAAAGCAATTCACTATCTCTTAGCTCGACCCTTTCACAATGGGGAGTAGTAGCGGTAACTGGTTATAGCAATTACATGATTGTTCTTTCTTCAACTATGTCTGGCAATACAACAACGGCTCGACTTCAACAACAGGTTTATCAAGGCGGAACTGGATTAGTTGGGCCGCTTATAGGTATAAACCCTGGTGCAACTTCAACAACGTATGTTATGAACGTAGTTCAGCACCTAGCGACTGGTCTTACACCTTCACTTTCTTACAACTTTTACGGTTATGCAGGGGTTACATCAGGAACAGGCAACGTAATCAACGGTACAATTACCGTTGTTGGAATCTCTTAATAAAGGAAATCATGGGAATACAGACAAAAACAGTAATCTCTTGCGACCAATGCGAGAAGGAAATAGTTGCAGACGAATCAACTACAACCGGATACTTAAACATTGAAAACGCTTGCCCTCAAAAGCCAAATGGCGAATGGGCAACAGAACTACCACCTGCCATTCCAACCACAATGACATTTTGCAATCTTGATTGCTTAAAAGAATGGACTAACAAATAATGACTGACGTAAGAAACACTATCGTTGCTTGGGCTAAGTGGGCAGCCACTAACCACTCAAAGTTCACCTACTCAGAAGGCCCACAGCGCATGTCGGGTATTGGACACCCAGGCAAATTGCCAGTGACCGCCGACTGCTCAGCCTTCGTTACTCTCTGCTACAACTGGGCTGGCGCTCCTGATCCAAATGCTCAGAGCTACAACCACACTGGCTACACCGGAACCCTGCTTGCTCATGGTAAGAAGATTGCCCTTAAGGATGTCCAGCCAGGCGACGTAATTGTTTATGGCCCAGGCACTGGATGGCACACAGCACTCGT